GGTGCGCGTCATCGAGCAAAACTGGGTCGTAATAGGGCGCTATCTTGAGCGTTTCGGCCAAGGCTTGCTTGAGCGCGATATAATTCGCCTTGCGTGCGATCAGTTGGATTTTAAGCGTGCGCTCGGACATGTCGGACGGGACGCCGACCAGGCGCCCGAAAAACAGCGGGACAACGGCCGAGCCGTTCCACCACGAAAACCACGCCCACTGTTTGCGCGATGGCGAGAGCAAGCCAACGTAGGGATTTTGAATGACGAGGCCGAGTGTCGGGATTTTCCCTTCCTCATGGAAGACTTCGAATCCGAAGATTTCCTCATCATAGGCGTAGCAGTCAGAGGAAAACGCGACGGAATCGCTGGCAACCCAATGGAAGTAGAACGGGCCGCCCGAGCCGGGACCGGGGCCGCTCATCAGATTTCCTCAAGATCGAGGTGCCACGAAACCGCCGCTTTATATTCCTCAATCTGGCTCTGCGGCGTCATGACTCGCATCGTCAGTTGCGGGCGATAGAACGTGAATGCGCCTTCGGTATAGGATGAGCCAGAGACGACGGTACGCTCTGGCGATCCGCCTTCCGTGAGATAATTCAATTCAGCTACACACGACACGACCACAGATTGGCCCGGCCAGATTCCGCCGATGGCCGGCGCGCGTTGATCGGTGCAGGAAATGCGTGAGGCATATTTGCGAAACTGGCCGACTGATAGATCGATCAGCGCGCCGTTGATATTGCGGCGCAATTGCTGCGCCTGTTGGATCGGCTCAAGCGCCTGCGTGAGGCCGCGCGCTGAATACAGCGGAACGCCCATCGTCGAGAGCACGAGCAGCGTGGTCTGGCCGGGAGGAAGGGTTGCCATCAGGTGTCCCAACTCATGCTGCGTTTGGTGGTCTGCGCCATTTGCTCTTGAACGGCGGCGCGTTGCAGCCGGGCAACGTCTTCTCTGAGTCCCGTCAGCTCGCTACGGACGCCACCAACGTCAAGAGTGAAGGAAACCATCCCGGCGTTTGGCATCGCGGCAGATGACCCGCCCCCGGCGAATGCGGGCGCCATCGCCATTTGCGGCATCTGCATTCCGCCAAGCCCAGGCATTTGCAGACCGCCTCCGCCCGGCGCGACAAGCGCGGCGGCGAATTGGCCCATCTTGCCGATTAGGCCATCAAAGGCGCTGGCGGTTGATTTGACCGCACCGGAAAGGTTCATCGCCTCATCATCGTCGTCTTTTTTACCGCCCTTCGGCAAATAGCCGGGATAGACCGGGAATTCGGACGTATTGCGCTCGACGCTCCGCTTCATCGCCCCTTCGGAAACAAACTGATCGTTGCGGCCGACGCTGGCGTCTAGCGCGCGTTTTCCGATAACCGGCATTCCGAAATAACGGTTCGCGTCATCGCGTATGCGCGCCTCGTCATCGGATTCGTGCAGAAGGTCTTTCGTCGCTGTCTTTGCGGAAGATGCGCGCTTGGTGTTGGGAAGGGATAGGCCGCCGCTTGAGCCGCCGAATAGCGACATCAGGCTATCGAGGAACCCGCCGCCGCCATTTACCGATTTGAATCCGGTCCCAACGATGCTGGAGGATGGCAGCGGGGCGGTTTTTGGCGTCTCCGCAGCGCCGAAAAGCGACCCGGCCCATGCGGGGATTCCGGATTCCGATCCTGGCGCGACATTGGCCATTTTCGGCAATTGCGGCCTTATGGCTTCCTCTGCATGGGCGGAACTGAAAATCTCCCGCCACACTTTCCCGAAGAAATTCCCGACGAAATCGGTTGATTGCTGCTGTTCGCGGTAATATTTACCCTGTGCCGGGGTCGCTGGCTTGGCGCCAGGCGCGGGGCCTGTGGCATCAACGACAAAATCATGCGCAGCGTGTCCGGCCTTTGCAGCAGCCTCGTTGATGCGGTCGAGCGCATCAGCCACGCCGTTCGCGACATCGCGAATGGACCTTAACGCTCCCTCGAACAACTGGAACGCCAGCGAGTTTTTCTCAAGTTCGGTGATCTTGGCCTTGATAGCGTCAATCGCCGTGGTAGCGATGGCCTTCAATTCATCCCAATGCGTGTAAGTCTCATATAACGCAAAGCCGATTGCGCCAATCGCAAGGACGATGGCTGCAAACGCCGGGTTTGTGGCAAGCTCGACTAACAGCGGAATGATGACAGCCTTGATAATCGTCGCGAAGGCAACCGAGAAAAGTCCCAGGAAATACAACACCGACGTGAAAATCGGGAGCAGCCCTGACATAGTCAGGCCGAAGGCGAAGATTAAGGCCTCCATCCCCGAAAGATGAATTTTTCCGAAGCTGATTAGGCCGAGAAATCCGGCGAATTCAATCGACGCGACCTTGACGGCAAACATTAGCCTGCCCGCGCTAGCTTCGATGCCCTTGAAGAACCCACGCGCGCCGGGGAATGCCCCCCCAATCGTCGAGCGGACGCCGCCGATACCCCGGACGAAAGCGGTGCGAATGTCATTCCATACGGCGATAGCCGCCGTGCGCAAGCCTGCAAAGGCTACCCCGCCCGACGCGCCCTCAGCGCCAAGCGCCGCGTCTCCCGAAAGCATCGCCTTAAGGGCGCCAAACGCCTCTTGGCCGAGCTTGACAATCGACCCGAACATTCCAACTGCCGCCGCTCGGATCGGGGCGATGGTACGGACGAGCCCCGGCGCGACCGTTTCAGCTCCCCTGAGAATTTGGCTCCAAAACGGGACCACGGAAAGCGCCATCGCCCCGAAGCTGCCGCTGAACAACAGCGCGAAGGCGAGGACGCCCGCGCCGATAACCAGCCACGTTGTACCGGAAATTGATTTAAGCCGCTCCATGACGGCGGAAAAGCCATCCTCAAGCGTCGTGAACGCCGATGCGAGATTGGGGAAGGCGACTAGCGCCGCGTTTTTCATGCTCTCATAGGCCGAGCGCGCGATTTCAACGATGCGCGCGAAAGCCTCGCCGGCAAACGTCGCTATGCCATCGAACGCACTGCGCGCGGCGGTTTTCCAGCCATCGAACGATGAAAGGTCGCTTTTGGCGATCAGTGATTTGAATCCGTCCCACGCGCGCTTGGCTGCATTGACGCTGGCGCTGAATACCGCTGCGATACCGGATCCGGCCGCGCTGAGGACGGTGTGCAATTGCGTCATTGCGGGGAAAACGTCGTCTTTGACAAAATTTACGATGTCGAGGCGGTGCGCCTCGATGAAATCGGAAATAGCGTCTTGGCGCGCGGTCGCACCCGGCAGAAACAGCATTCCGAGTTGGTGGCCGATGGCGCCAATAGTCGCGCCGATGATCGCCTTCTGCTCGTTTAGGTTTAATATCAACCTATCGCGCGAATCATCGTTCTCCTTAGCGATGGCCTTGTCTGTATCGCTGATAGACAATCCGAGGCTTTTATAAACCTCTTCGGTGGTGCGAATTTCTTTGGCAAAGTCCTCAATTTTTGATGTGAAATCCTTGCCGTATGTCTTTTCAAGGCCATCGGTGACGTTCTTTTTGCGGTTGTCCTTCGGGTTGTTTGGGTCGTCATCTGGAATGGCGGCAAGCGCCTCCCCAAGATTGCGAATGACCGTCAGATAGTCATTCCCAGCCGCTGCCAGGCTGCGGAAATGGACGCTGGTTTTTCCTGCGTCTTCGCCCTTCGCGTCGCCGCGCAGCACGCCGATGCCTGTAGCCGCATCGAAAGACTTGGAGGCCGTCCCGATGTCGCTGAGGGAGCGGAAATAAGTTTTCGCGCCCTTGCCGGCTTCGTCGAATTGCGTTTTGATCTTGCCAAGTGCCGTTGAAAGTTCAGCCTCGCCAATGCCGGCCGATGACGCGGCAAAGCGCAAACGCTGCAAATCTTCGGTGGAGGTTCCGAGCTTTTTGGCCGATTCCGCCAATTTATTGGTCGAGGATTCCGTCGCCGCGCCAATGGCGTGCATGGCTGCAGCGATGCCCGCGAAAGCGCCGCCCGCAAGTACAAAATTTACCGTCAGGGATTTTCCAAATGTCCCGGCGAGTTCAGCGAGATCGGAGAGCGCGACCTTGATTCGCTCAAGCCCGACAGCCATTCCAGCGGCGTCAACGGCGTTGGCTGATTTTCCAATCTGGTCGAAGGCTTTCTTGCCGGCCGCTCCGAGATCAACCAGCGTCGCCTTGATCTGGTCGCCGCCGTCGAGCGCGATCCTGGCGTGAAGAGTATCGGCCATGCGTCAACCCTCCTTTAAATTGGCGGAAAAACTGGCGGCGAGATCCGCATAAGCGCGCTCGACAACCCCAAGCACATCAAATTTCTTGGTGATCGTCACGGATGGAATTCCGAAGAACATCGGCACGTCATATCCGCCAGATTTCGCGCCGGCCCTGAGCGAGGAAACCTTTTCGACCCGTGGGCCGGACAGGCGCAAAGTGCCAGCGGGCGCCGGCGCCTTGGGTGGCTGCGATGTCTTGCCGACCAGCAGTGGGTGGGTGTGCCCCTGCACGAATTTCAACTGACCTATGCTTTGCACATAGGCGGATGGCGTGGGTTTTCTGCCGCCGATCACAGCAGGGCAGGACGGCAGCGGGAGCCACAACAGCGGCGCGCCATTGATGACTGCGCCTTGTTCAAAAACCATTGCATAGGGGATGCCGTGGCGGACATCGATGGAGCCGCCGCCCGATTTCTTCGGATAGATCGTGACGTGAAGCGCATCCTGCCACGCCGAGGAGAACCCGCCCGAGGCGATAGACGCGCGGCCTTCCGTCAGGATCTTGTCGCCGCACGCGATTAACGCCTGTTGCGCTGCGTTGGCGATCAGCGCCTGTTGGCCGGCGAAGAGTTTTTCGAACCCGTCGCCGCCTGAGAAGTTGAAAGAAACGCTCATTCTTGGAGCAGTTTCATTTGCTTCTCCACCTCGCGCGGCTCGCCACGGGCCGCGAGCGTGTTAAACGCCAGCGTTTCTGCCGCGTGTCTTCTGCGGCGCTTTTCGCCAGCGGCCAGCGCGACGCCTATTTGACGCGGCGTCATTTTCCACACGTCATCGGGGCGATAATTGAGACCTACCAGCGCATCGAAGGCGGTCAAAAGATCCGAGAGGCCAGAGCGGGGGGGAAGCGCAGGAGCGGGTTCCGCTGCGCGCTTTTCCTCAAATTCCCGCTTGCGCTTGTAATAGCCTATGGATTCGAGGAAAGGGTCGTGAACTTCGTCAGGAACTCCCCCAAGGGTCCGCCCCCCAGCTTCGGGAAGGTCAGAATCAGGATCTCGACCACAACCTCGATTTGCTGCTCTGCAACCAGTTCATCATTGATTTTTTTCTTGAAATCCGCGTCATCGGCGTTGCCGCAGGCCGTGGCGATGATCTTGCGCGCGTCCTTAGCGATAGCGAAAAACAGCGCGGGCTTTTGAATGTCGCCGCCGTCAATCAGCGCAGCAAATTTCGGGTTTTCGTCGGCCAGATCAGCGATGAAATCCAAAGGCAAGCCTTTGATTTTCAGTTTGAAGCCGCCGAAGTCGAGTTCTTTGCCGGTCGATCTTGCCGCGCGAATATCCGTCATGTTTTGCTCTCTATAAAGGAGACGACGCGGGGTTAATCCGCGCCGTCAGGTTGGAACTACTCAGGCGATTTCAGCGCCGTAGTACATATTGAAGTTGTCGTTCGGGACGCCGAAGGTGTCGGCCTTGAGGCTCATCTTGGCCTGCTGGGCGCTGATCCAGTCAATCTTGTCGGGGAGCAACTGGAAGCGCGGAATGATGAGCTGGAAATGCTTGCCATAAGCGCCGGCTCCGACAAACTGCACGGCGAGGTTGGCCGGCAACGCGCCGCCGAATTTCACCAAGCGATTAGGCGAAGTGCCGCTGATCGTTCCAAACGCCATCAGCGCCAGATTTTCGATGGTGTATTCTTCCAGCGTGAATTCCAACTCGCCCTTGCGCTTCGTCAGAAACGTAATGTCGGTGTTCGTCGCGCCGGTCTGCGAAGTCTGGTGATCTTCGCGCGTGTCGGTCAGTTTGGTCGAGAGTGCCGAGACGTTGCCGACGCCGGCAAATGCGATGCTTGACCACACGGCCGATCCAGCGCCATCGGCGAGAGCCGTTCCGCTACCCTTCGGGCCTCCCGTCGAGCCGGACGTGCCGGCCGTGGTGCAGACGTAGACATTGAGCGGAAGCGCCGGGGCGACAGCAGTGGAATCGAACGTAATGACCTGATCGCCGATGGCGTAGGCGGTCGTCGTCTGCCAATACTGGATCAGCGGGGCTGTGGTGATGACGCCGACGACGCCTTTTCCAAGATAGTAGTTCTGCGGGCCAAGCGGGGTTGCAGTCATAATTTGGGCTCCATTTTCAGGAATGGCGCGCAATCACTGCGGGCCGGGTCAGCCTTGCCGAAGGGCCGGATTGGGCACAAAAAAACCGCCTCTAAGGGCGGTCGTTTCGATCTGTTAAGACGCGGTAAGCGCCTAGAATTCTGCGGGGTTGAGCATGTACGTAAACGAGATAATCAGTGTCAGTTCGCCGATGATCTGCGCGTTCCTCTGAAGTTCGGTATGCATTCCCTCATAAATCATGTCGCCATTGAACGTCAGTTCATCTAGCAAGATTGCGTCGGTCATGATGGCTTTGTAGATCGAAACGCGCATGGCGTTGAGGCCAGAGCCTAGTAGCTCCGCGTCGTCGCCCATATAGAGCCGAACTCCGGGCGTCATTTTCACAAGGCCGATGCCCTGCGTTCTCATTCCAAGGCTCTCTCCGACAGGGACTCGCTCTTCGTGTCCGTCGAACAGCACGAAACAGGGAGCCATGTTTTCGGTGAGGTCGAGCTTGTTGCGGTAGACGGTCCATCCGCCATCATTCGCATTGAGAATGTCGGTCAGGCGCGACAGGATGGCTTCGCGGCGGTCGGTCATTTCACCACGACGAGGTTAAGCGCGACTTCGCCGCCGTTAAACGACGGGCCGGGGAAGATCGCGGATGAGTCAACAGTCCAGTTTTTGCCATCGACATTGACGGCGATCCCGTCAAGATCAGTGGGCGCGAGATTGAGCGCGGCCAGGGATTCCATGCGGACGCAATACTGAGGCTTGCGCGAGGCGATCATAACTTTCATCGCGCCGCTGCCTTCGCTGCGAAGCGTGTTGTCAATCGCTTGCAATTGCACCGACGCGCGCGTTTTGGGATGCTTGAACGTCAACGCGCCGCCAAAAATCTCATATTGCGGCGCGAACAAAAGGTCTGCAAAATCAAGATCAAACGCCATGATTTTTCATGCCCCCATTCGCGCCGCAAGGTTCGCCAAATCAGGCGATGTTTATGCGGATACTGCCACTGGCGGACGGATTGGCAGCTACGGCGACCGCGACGCCCACAAGCGTGTTGCTGGTCGATGTCGTGGTCAAAACCTTATTGGTGTCATCCCAATAAAGCTTGGCGCCGACGGTCCACGCTTCGGCCGAGTTCTTGGCGTGGGTGAAGATGCCTTTGGTTTTCAGCGGTACCGTCGCGCCGGAAAGCGCAGTGACGACAGCGAATCCGAACAGCGAGCCGACAAGAGCGCCGCCGCCGGAAGTCACGTTATAGGGCGCGGCGACTTCGACAACGTCGCCACTCTGAATATAATTCATCATGGATTTGAACCTTTGCGAAAGATGGTAAAGCGCGGCCCGCGCGGGCCGCGCGTGGCGCTATCAGGCGCCGTTGGACTTAAGCATGGTGCGGAAATCGAGCGCCTTGACGCCCGCGTCGATGCGGATTTTCATTTCGACGCCGTCCACATCCCAGCCGAGTTGCTGTTCCATCGTCGGAGCCTGCACGCCGTTGAGGTAAGAAACCTCGATGGTGTCGTACATGCCGGCATCAGCAACCATGTACCAAGCCGTGGTCGAGTTGGCGTCGAGACGGGCTTCTGCCAGAACTTCGGCCATGTTGGCGGCAGGGTTGGCGACGCCGGCGTTGGTCTGCGCCGGATCAGACGAAGACCGGATGACCTGGCCGGCAGTGCCCTCAAGGGCGGCCGGAACCAGCAGATATTTCGGGCGGATATTGAGGCCGCCCGTCGCGCGCGAATCCGGGTCAACCTGGGTCGCCATCTTGGCGCGGGCCGAAACCAGCGAGGTCGAGGATAGGACCGAGGAACCGCCGGTCAGAAGGTTCTTGTGGGTCGCGTGAAACAGGGCCACGCTGTCCGACATTGCGGCGTTAGCGGTGAGGACCGCATAGACCAGGTTGCCGATGGTGCGGCGGGCGGCGCGGCCCATGCGCGACGGAACCTTGGTCAGCATGTTCAGATCGTCGTTAATGATGACCTGGCGCGTAATGCGGAATTTCTTGCCGTAGGTGGCAAGCTGGATATTTTCGCCGCGATCACCGACCGAAGCGAAATTGTATTCAGCGCCTTCGTCAAGAATGTCGAGCGCCGGGAACAAGTTCAGATCGACGCGCTTGGTCTGCTTGAAATCGGGCAGAGTGCCGGGCGAGGTCCACTTGTCGAAGGTTTCTTCGGCTTCGTCCCACCCGCGCATCATGCCTTTGCCGGCAAGATTGGCGAGGATGTTGGCGAAATCAGAGGTAGACTGCGCGCCGGCCTCGTTGCGCACCGTGAAGGCGCGGCCGATCATCGCCATCGTGTCCGAAGACTTCGACATCTTGTCAGAATTGACGCGAAGCGACTCGCGCGCCAGTTCGGAAAGGGTCATGCCCGAAAATTCGTTGCGCTCGCCGCCCTTCTGGCCGGAACGGGCCTGAACGCCGAGGGTCGCGCCCATGATGAATTTTTCGCGCTCGTCGCCGCCGTCCTGAACCGATATATGGTTCTTGATCGCCGGGCCTTCATTGGCCTTGGCCCAAGCGTCGATGATGCTCTCGCGCGCCTTGTCAATCGCGGCGCCAGAGTCGATCAGGCTCTGCGCGAAAACTTCGGGGAGTTTGGCCGAGCGAACGGCGTTTTGGATCGTCGAGACGCGGGCGCGCTCGGCGGCGGTCGCCTCGTGAATGGCGGCCTTGATAGCATCGGCGTCCGGCGCGGCGTTCTGCACGCCCGCCGTTTCCAGATTCTGGATGGTCATGGGGGTTTCCTTGTGGGTTGCGGCGGGCGCCGCATTCGTCGCAACGGCAGGAGCCGGGGCGAAGCTGGTAGACGCGAGCAAGCGCGCCAGAATGGTCTTGTCGAGGGTGGAACAGGCGGCGACAGCGAGAGCGCCAATGATGCCGGTAGCAAAGCCTTTAGCCATCGCGTCGTCGGCGCAAAGGTATGTTTCCGCAGCCATCATGCAGCAGATTTCTTCCGGGTCGCAGCCGGTACGGGCTGCGTAAATCCCGACGATCAGGTCTTTTTGACGGTCGATCTCGTCGGCCTGCGCGCGGAGATCGACCGACCCACCCATAGCCAATGCCCACGGATCATGAATCATGATCGTCGAGCCTTCGGCCATCAGGATATCGTCGCCCGCCATCGCGATGACGGATGCGGCAGACGCAGCCATCGCGTCGATTTGGATTTCGCAGGGACGCGGGTCGTTTTTCAAGGCGTTATAAATCGCCAGCGCTTCAACCACAGATCCGCCAGGCGAATTGATCCTGCATTTTATTTTCGGGCCTTGAAATTTCAGAAGGGTATCGACGACATCGATAGCCCTGACGCCTTCTCCGGCCTCGCAAAAGGGGTCAATCACGCCATAGATCATCAGCGCATCGCCAGAAAGAAGGTTGCGCGTCCCGTCCAGAGCCTGAACGACTGATTTCTTCGCCATTACTGCCCCGCCTTTGGTGTTTCTTCGGCCCATGCGCCCGGCTCGCCGGTCTTTTCGGCCTGATCGGTCGCTAATTGGTCCGGCGCGCGTTGGTCTTGGCCGCGAAGGTTGGTAAAGCGCGGGTCTGAATCTAG